TATATTAATATCAATATGATCAGAACGTCTTGATGTTATAGGCAAGTATAAAGTATCAAAATAAGTTTTCAAAAAAGCTTTAATTTGTGTCCATGTAGATTTTACCAAATTATTCGCGGCAGCTGTATCCTGATATAAAACTAAATCCGCGTCAATTGGCGGGTTTTTCGCGTCCGGGTTCATGCTAATAGCGCCGTCTCCGGCGCTTGTCGCGTCTCCTGAATGGTTCGGATGTACGTATAAATTATATAAAGTATCAAAATATGTTTTAAGAAATGCCTTAACCTGAGTCCATGTAGACCGGACTAAATTATTAGCCGCTGTAGAGTCTTGATATAAAACCCTATCCGCATCTATTGGAGGATTTTTCGCATCAGGGTCTAATGTGATAACCCCGTCGCCTACCGAGGTTGCGTCCCCTGAATGATTAGGATGAACATATCCTCCGTCCTCGGTTGACGTAGCCCCTACCCAATCCGTAACCATGCTTATAAAATCGTACCAATTGGCGAGAATTATTGCGTTTGCGGCTACTCCGTTAATAGTGTCAGTTCCCGATGGCACACATCTTACATTAAAAACGGCATCGAAATTTACAACTTTGAAGGTTTTACCCGGATGATCTTTACAAACAGGGAAATATAAATATCTATCTGCCGTAAGATTGGTAAAAACGTAGGATGTGTATTCTTCAGTATCGCTAATTGTATGATTAGCATCACTAATTTCGAGGTATTTGTTGGCAGGCCAGTCGGATATTATGTTTCTTATTTCATTTTCAGTCATATTCTGCAATAATCGTTCCTAATCGTCTGTAATCGCCTATTTAGTGCTTGACAAAGTTCTTATAATATGTACTTTCAATATGAATAAAGTCTATATTAGGAGTCTATATTAGACAGTATATGACGCAACCTACTCAAAGTCAACAAGAAAACTTATTAAAAAAATGTCGTGGAGACATTATTTTCTTCGTAGATGAATTTATAATTAATCCCTACAACGCAGATACCGGCAGTAATTATTTCATAACTAAACAGCAGAAAGAAGGGCTTAAAGCCGTACAAGACCTTGTAAACGATAAAAGGAAAGGCCGCAGGCGGGACGTACTCGGCGTTTCTATCATGGCGGGTAAAGGTGTAGGGAAGGATGCAGTCGCAAGTTGGGTTATTTTATGGTTTATGTTCTGCTTCCCGTTCCCGAAGATACCCTGCATTTCCGTGAGTTCAGACCAATTAGACAAGGTTCTTTGGAGTGAAATTTCTCTATGGCTAAGCCATTCCGCGATTAAAGAATATTTCGTATTACAGACTGATAAGTTACTGAGGAAGGATGTAGACGATTCTGTCAGGGGCAAAGAATGGTTTGCTTTTAAGAAAGCGGCGAATCCTAAAATGGCCCCGAATGAGCAGGTCGAGACTTTACAGGGGCTTCATGCTAAATATATGCTTCAGGTGGTGGACGAGGGATCTGGTATTTTAGACCCTGTGTTCAGCACTCTTGAGAACAACATGACCGGCGAATGTAACTTGATGTTTTTGATTTTTAATCCGATGCACGTTAAGGGTTATGCTATAGAGACTCAGCAGGGGAAGAGGGACGATTGGGTTACGCTTCAATGGAACGCAGAAGACTCTGAAATTGTCAATCAAGAACGAATCAAGAAGTTAGAATATAGGTACGGACGGGAAAGTAATACTTTCCGGATGAACGTATTAGGACTCCCGCCTTTGTTCGACGAATCAACCTTAATAAATTGGGATTGGGTAATGACTGCCATAGAAAGGGGGATTACTACCTCGCCGGACGCGGCACTTCTAATGGCAGTTGACTGTGGGGCCGGTGGGGATAACTCCATAATCGCTAAAAGGAGAGGGAATAAGATATATCCGTTCAAGCGTCTAAAGACGAGCGATTCTATAGAGTTGGCTAATTGGGTGGGAGCGGATATCGATTTAGAAAAGCCTGACTGTGTACGGGTTGACACCATAGGCGTAGGTTGGGCTGTAGAGGGTGTGCTTCGAGACAAGAAGGGCGGGATTGTCGAGGCCGCAGACGTAAGACGACAGGCTGACGATCCTACGCGATTCTGCAATAAAAGAGCTGAGATGTATTGGAGGGTTCGGGAGTTGTTTGAAAAAGGGCTTATAAGTATTCCGGACGACCCGAATTTAAAAGACCAGATCGCGGCTACCCGTTATAAATTTGATAATAAAGGCCATACACAGATTATAGATAAGAAAGACATTAAGGCTGAAATAGGGCAATCTCCTGACGAGTTCGATGCTATGTGTTTACTTTTTTACTACGAAGACAGAATGACAAGCAAAAAAACCAATTTTGTAAAAATGGGTTTGAAGTTAAAAGGATCGTGGATGAGAGGATGAAAAAGGAAACGGAGAAAAAGGCAACAGAAAAACTTTTAGAAAAGGCAAGAGAGCATTATAAAATCCTATCTGCCGCCGAAAGTGATATCAAAGATGCTTTCATTAAAGACATGAAGTTTGCCTTTAATATCGGTTCAGGCCAATGGGACGAAGCTGACGTAACCGCAAGGGACGAAGAAGGCAGACCTCATCTTACTATGAATAAACTTTCAAAGTTTGTCGCGCAGGTCGTTAATGCAGAGAAGGGACTTCCGAATACTGATGACATTATCCCCGTAGACGATAAGGGAGACATTCAGGTTGCGAGAATTTATAATGAGCTGATACAAGATATAGAATACAGAAGCGAAGCCGAAGATGTTTATTCGATGGCCGCAGAACACGCGGCGGGCGGCGGGTTCGGCTATTGGAGAATACTTACAGAGTATTGTGCTGACGGGTTTGATCAGGAAATTAAAATCAAGCCTATTAAAAACCCCTGCATGGTAAGCCTTGACCCGAAGGGCAATTTTGCTTTTATCAGAGAAGCCTTGAGCGAAGAAGAGTTCAAAGAACAATACCCGGAAAGCGAGATGACGGACTTTGAAAGTTATTCAGGTAATGAAGATTACGAATTGTGGTATCAGGACAATAAAGTATTCATAGCTGAATATTTTGTTAAAGTACCTAAAGAAAAAGAAATTGTTGAAATACAAAACCCTGTAACCGGAGAAACCGGAGTAGCGGAAAAGATAGACGAACATCAGTTTGATAATTTAAAAATTTTAAGAACCCGTAAAGTTCAGACTTATGAAATTAAATGGTATAAGATAAGCGGTACTGAAATATTGGACGAGGGTATCTGGCCCGGTACTGAAATTCCAATAGTCGAAGTTTCGGGGCATGAGATTCATCTGCTTGGTAAGACTTATAAAAAGTCTTTAATAACCGATGCCAAAGACGGACAAAGGGGATATAATTATTGGCTTACGAGTTTAACTGAAAAGGTCGCACTCGCTCCGAAAGCTCCGTTTATCGTAACGCCTCAGCAGATTAAAGGGTTTGAGGACGATTGGAGAAACGCCAATATTAAAAATCTGCCATATTTGCAGGTCAACCCCGGAGGGCAATCCCTGCCTCAAAGAACTCCCGTAGCTCCGGTAGACCCCGGAGCCATGACTTTAATACAATTATTTGATAATAATATTAAAGATATTATGGGTATGTACGAATCTTCTTTAGGTATGCAGTCTAACGAAAGGTCGGGCAAGGCTATTAACGCACGAAACTCAAGGTCTGACCTCGGAGTATATTCGTTTCAGGAGAATTTAAGAAAAGCTAAAATAAAAACTAAAAAGATTTTAATAGAACTCATACCGAAGATTTACGATAACGCGAGGATTATAAGACTGCGCGGTGTTGACCAGAATATTCAGATAAATTATCCGGTTATGATAAACGGACAGCCGGCGATATTTAACGATTTGAGCAAAGGACGTTACGATATAAGGGTACGAAGCGCGGGATCTCCGTCACGCAGACAGCAGACAGCAGACAATATAATTCAGGCTATGCAGTACGCGGGCCCGCAATATGCGCCGGTTTTATTGCCGTTGCTTATGAAATACTTGGACGTACCTGGAAGTGAGGAGATAGCAGGGGCTATAATGCAGGCCATTCAATCACAGAGTCAAGCACAATCACCCGGAGGACAACCGCAAGGTCAGCCACAGATGGGGACACAATAAACTTGGCTTTAATGCCATGAAAGGAGACTCAAAATGGAAACACAAGCTGTAACGGAAGTTACTGAACCCGTAGTACCAGCAGAGGAAAATACAGAGGTTAAACCCTCTGAAGAAACTGAGGTTAAACCCTCTGAGCCAGAGATAAAACCGAACGAAGATTACAGCCGGAAAGTACAGGCAAGAATTGACAAGATAACTCGTGAAAAATTCGAGGCTAAAGCAAGAGCAGAAAGAGCGGAAGCGGAACTTTCGGAGTATAGAAAGTCAGAAGGTAGCAGACCGGCAAGACCGAGCATGACGCAATTTACAGATGAGTATGGGAATATAGATCATGTGAAGTATGACGCGGCCGTTACTACTTACGAAGATTCTTTGTTGGGATGGCGAGACAAGCAGAAAGCGCAAATTGAGCAGGAAGTCTCTGCAAAGATGGATCAAGAGATTGCGTTTGAAAAGTTTAACGCCGCCGCCGAACTTGTAAGGGCTAAATACACGGATTTTGACGAGGCACTTGATAAAAAAGTTTTCGCACCTGCTTTGCAGAAAGCGTTGCTCGAAGATCAGCTTGCCGAAGTTGCTTATTATCTCGGTAAAAACGAAAACGAAGCATTGAAATTAAGCCAGATGCCCTATCATCAGATGATGAGGGAACTTGGCAAGTTGGAGGGTAAACTTTCAACTTTAACTTTAAAGGCTTCACAGGCTCCCGAACCCATAAGACCAGTCTCCGGAGATAAAGGAATCGAAGTAACTGATGATTCTAAACTCACAGACGAACAGTGGATAGATCGGGAAAATGCTAAGAAGCTGGCAGAGATTAAAAAACGATTAGGAGGATAAGTAAATGGCGAACACACTCAAGACGTTAAGTGCTGGCGATATAACTCGTAAGGCACTTCAGATATATGAAAACAATTTAGTTTTCTGTAAAAATATTAATCGCGAATATGACGGGCGTTTTGCTCAGACTGGCGCGAAGAACGGCGGGACTTTGTTAATTCGTGATGCTAACGAGTTTTCCGTCAGGACTGGCGCGGTTATGGATACTGTGAATGTAACTGAAAGCACACAGACCTTAACACTCGCTACACAGCTCGGCATTGACATGGAGTTCAGTTCTGCTGAACTTACTCTGTCAATAGACGATTTCTCAAAAAGATTTCTCGAACCTGCGATGGCAAGGCTCGCGGCAGAAACTGAAAAAACAGTTTTAACCGCTTGCTACAAAGAAGTTTACAACCTTGAAAACACAACTTTCGGCACACATCCGGTTCTTGCAGACCTTGTGGCCGCGAGAGCTACAATGCAACAGGGACTTGCACCGGACGACGGGAACAGGATTTATCTTGGAAGCGCACTTGCAATGAACTCACTGATAACCGATTCTAAAGGACTTTATCAGCCTGCATCTGCAATTTCCACACAGTATGAAAAAGGACACATGGGTTCTGTTTATAGTTTTAAATGTATGGAATCTGAAATGACTCCTGTTCATACTACTGGAACTCGTACAACTGCGGGGACTTGCAACTTGTCAGGTACGGCTAACGGGGACACCCACCTTGCCGTAACTGGAACTAACGGAGAGATTTATCTCAAAGGCGACATAATCACGGTAGCCGGAGTTTATGAAGTCAACCAGGAGACTAAAGTAGCTTATACCCACCTGAAACAGTTTGTAGTGGGTACTTCTTATACGGCTACAGGAAGCGCGGCAGACCTTACGGTAGCATGGCCTATTTACAAGTCAGGCCCGAAGCAGAATTGCTATTGCGCTGATTGGACTGCGGCTTCTGCGGCAACTGTTGTAGACCTTGGAGGATCGAGCGGTACGGCTTCAACTGCATACCTTCAGAACCTTGCTTTCCATAGGGACGCTTTTACATTCGTAATGGCAGACCTCGAAGTACCGAAAGGGCAGGACTTTGCATACAGAGCTAACGCCAAAGGTATGTCGATAAGACTTATCAGAGATTACGATGTAACTAACGACCAGTTCCCTTGCAGGCTTGACGTTATCTTCGGTCAGAAATGCACACGTCCGAGATGGGCGGTCAGGGTTATGTCATAAGGAGAAAATACAATGGCAGTTAAAACAGTCATTGATGCGGAAAGTTACATAGGTCTATCAACCGACACCAAGCCGAATGGAAGGCCGGGGGAACTGTTTCACGAAGTTAATACCGGAATTACCTATATCTGGCACGATCAGTGGGTTGAAGACTTGAGAATGATATATGCCATGAACATGGCATTGAAAGGTTAGGAGGATAAAATGTTACTCGAAGGAAAAGTAGGACAAATATCGGTAGGATCAGGCTCGACCAATCCGTTAAGAACCGGCATAAAAGGTGATCTTATCGTATCGGAATGTCATGGAAGATATTACGATATGGCAAAAGCAGGACGGCTTATGACCGCCGCGAATCAGGCGGGGGTTGTAACCGTGGTGGGTTTAACCACGGTTTATACAGGACTCGTGCTGTCAAACCCTGTAACGTCGCAGGTTGACATATCGGTGTTGAGGGTAGGCGTGGGCATGATAGTAGCACAGCCGACCACAGGCTCTATAATAGCCATAGAAGGCGGGTATAGCTCTACAGAAGTCACTCAC